CATAGAGATTATGTTTTTAATATTTCAAATGGTGAAACAATTATACCATTATTTCTAATGAAAAAAGCGCCCACTATTGATATAGATCATTGTTATTATATAAATCCAGATAATTATAGTTTTAGAAAACCACATATAGAAAAGGTGGTTCAAAAATTGAATTTCAAAAATTCATATAGGATTTCAAAAAACTCAGAAAGCAATTCAAAAATAAACAATATTACAACTTCACACATTGAAGTATTAACACAAATTATATCAAACGATCACTTTCCTTCTTTAATTTTAGAGGATGATTGTGAGTATATTGACATTAATATAGAATTACCCAGCGTCGAATCATCAGATATAGATGCAATATATCTTGGAGGAAGTCTGTATCCAGCTGGTGGTGGAGTTTATTTAGAAGAATATGACAAATATTATTACAGAGTGTACAATATGCTTTCATCTCATGCGATGTTAATTTTAAACAAATCTTCAGCTGAATTAATAAAAAAAATATATGAAATAGCGTTGTCTAAAAATGATCATTTAGATTTATATCTGGCAGAGTATTCAAATCGATTAAAATTTTTAACTCCTAAAAACGGGCCGTTTTTTTATCAAAATGATGACTTGACAAGGAGCGTCACTATGTTTAAATGGTGTGACAATTTGAATCTATTGAAAACTGAAAATGTTTAACGCGATAAATCACATACTCTTCGAAAAACCAGACAAGGAAATCAATGCATCAGCTCTTGATGAATTTTCCCCATACATGGTGAACCGTTATTTTTCATTTTACAGCAATGGTGATTATGTTGATTATATCAACGATACCACCAATATGTATCATTCAATCTTCAATACTTCGGAAGAACAGTATAAATTTTTTGAAAACATAGTTCCTAAACTTAAAAAACGAAAAATCAACTATGTCAAACGGATCAAAAAGAATGAGAATACTGATGAAGTTGTAAAACAAATTCCAGATTTTTATTCAAGAAGAGAGTGGGAAGCATTGACAAACTATGAGATATGATTAAATCTCTACATGCCTGTATCCATAGATGCTTTACTGCCACAAAAGTCCCACATTGATTTATCTGACCGCGCACTACCAAGTGATTTCGGTTTGGATGATTACAAGTTGTCCAAAGTATTCGATGATGTTATTCTAATTGAATACTGTGATATTCATGGATCAGAAGAAGGATCTGAATACATCATGCGAGGAGGTATTGCTGTACCCATTAATCAAGTCCATAATGCGTGGAGAAAGGGTAAGGTTGTTCTCATTGGACCAAATGTGAGATTCACCAAACTTGGAGAAATTGTAGTGTTTCCTAATAATATGGGAATTCCTATCACCAATTTGGAAGTCGAAGATTATGGTAAACTTAAAAATGGATTGTTCCTCAACGAACAAAGAATGTTCGGAATCTGTAAAGTAAATGACAAAGGTTAGTAGAACGAAGCTTGCATCATTGTTAAAAAACAATGTTTGTGAAATTGTGTTCATTCGAAGAAGACCAGAACGAACATTGAAGCGTAATAAATTAATACGTAGAATGCTGTGCTGCAATTCTATGGCTTTATTAGATTCTTTAAACGGGCGAACCTCACTTGGATACAGACCCCCGAAAGGACCAAAAAAAATAAATGAAGCTAAGCATAATGTAGTGGTTGTATGGGACATATTAATGCAGGACTATCGAAATGTCTCAATGGATAAATGTTTCTTGGTTAACCAATTTCCAGCGGACGATACATTCTGGAAATATTTCAATGACAACATCTATATTATGTCAGCTGGTCAAAAAGAAAATTTCATGGAAACAATACCGTAATGATGGAACATGTAGAAGATGAATTGAAAAAACTGGTTCTTAAAAATGTCAATTTCAAAATTGACAATAAAATTTTAAGAACTGGTAAACTTCAGATTTTTAATACGAAACAGTTTTTTATAAGATTTAAAATTCTGAACAACGATGTGGAGAAGGACTATGAATTGCCATACCCGTATCGTATCAAAAAAATTGAAAATGGAATATTGTTCGATTATTGCCTGAGTGCGTTTTGCCCCTTTAAAGACGAAATGTACTACAAGCTGTTGCTGTGCGACAAAAGCAACGCTGCCAAGATCCACAATCGGTACCTGACAATCGTAGCAAAGAACGATTGACTTTTTCTGAGATGGGACTAGAATACCCCCCAGATGTCCAAATTGATTCTAAACTTCCCAGACAATTATCAGCCAAACGATAATCAAGTAAAAATTCTCAACGCCATTGAAAAAGCGATTGCGAATAATGAAAAATTCATCGTGTGTAATGCCCCAACAGGATCTGGTAAATCGTTCATTGCTCCAACACTTGCAAAGTATGCGAGTGATCCAAGTTCTGAGTGGAACTCCAAGGTTGATGATTATTCAATCTTTGGAGAGGATGGTATCCTCTATGCCAGAGAAGCTGAGTCATTTGGTGTATATGCGCTCACAATCACCAAAGCGCTTCAGGATCAATACAAAGAAACATTTGACTTCGCTACCTTGCTGAAGGGTCAAGGCAATTACCAATGCGAATACGATCCTGAAGTGACGGTTGACAATGCGCCTTGTTTGTATGTCAAGGGTCTTAAAAAGGAATGCTGGGATTGTAATCGGTGTTCATATTATAATGACAGAAACAAGATGTTGAAAAGTTCATTTGCAACACTGAACTACAGCATGTATTTCTCCCTTCCTGATCATTTGAAGAAGCGCAAAATTCTAGTGCTTGACGAAGCGAGTGAACTGGAAGAGCAATTGGTGAATCAATTCACTTGTGAAATTGATATTCCATTTTTGATGAAAACCGAAACCTTGGTAGGCGCTTTTCCGAGTGATGAAAAGGCTATCAATGTTTTGAATTGGCTTAATAAAACATCAGGATCTGTATCAACCAGTATTGCATCCTACATGGAGTATTTGAAAAATAAAAAGAATAAGGATTCTGAGTTCTTCAAGAAAACATCCGAATGCAATAAGCTTCAACGACTTCAGAAAAGTATTGAGCTTTTGATCTCTACTTACTACGACAGTCAATATATCGTCGAGAGGATTGATAAGAAGATCAAGTTCACACCTCTCAAGGTTGACAAGCTCAGCAAGTATCTGTTCGATAATGCAGACCATGTGGTGCTGTTGAGTGCGACTATAATCGACCATGTTTCCTTTTGCAGAACTCTTGGTGTGGAAGATTATTCATACATTGAAGTTGAATCCAAATTCGATTCAACCAAATCTCCAATCTACATTTTGGCAAAACAGAAGATTAATTTCCAAAATCTGAAATCCCTTCTACCAACAATCTGCAAGCAAATCGAAGGAATTCTTGAGGAACATGAAAATCACAAGGGGATTATCCATACGCACACTCAATATATCGCAGATTACATTAGAGATAATGTGAAGAGCAAACGATTGCTGTGTAGAGAGATCGGTGTTAAAAATGAAGATATCCTTGAACAACATGTGCAATCCAAACAGCCAACAGTTCTAGTTTCTCCATCCATGACATATGGTGTTGATTTGAAGGGAGATCTTGCAAACTTTCAGATAGTTCTGAAAGCTCCTTGGCTACCTACGAAGGATGCTAGAATTGAAAAGATGATGAAGCTCGACGGCAGTTGGTATGTCAATAAGATGCTATGCACATTGGTTCAGGCATGTGGTCGTGGTGTTCGTGGAGAAAGTGATGAGTGTGCCACCTATATTCTCGATGGTGGAATATTCGATTCGATAGCGAAAAACAAAAGAAAACTGCCAAAATATTTCTTAGATAGACTTCAGTGATAATATAACTGCGCGAATGCTTAAATATTTTAGTGTTACAATATTCATATCATCGCGAGCAGATAGACATGCTGATGCTTTTCACAGCAGCATTTGATGATGCTTTTATATATCGATTCGATCAACAAAACTTACAACCAAAATCAAAAATTGACGTTCGTTATGTGCATGGTCCTAAACAGCGTGTCATACATGACATCGTAACCAAGGAAAAAAACTTAACCCTGCCAGTTGTCTCCATTGAGCAAACATCTTTGACAAGAGATCCTAATAGAGTAGTTCATAAACATCAGAATATCATTAGACCGATGGTGAATGATAATTCAAGAGTTGGTAAATTACCCACTCCCATACCGATGAATATGGATGTCAAAGTTTCTATAATCGCGAAGTATAAAGAAGATGTCGATCAAATAGTTCAAAATTTTGCAGCGGTTTGCAATCCTTACTTTGTGGTATCTTGGAAAGTTCCAGAAGAATTTGGATTCAACTTCATTGATGAACTTCGTATTCAAATTGAATGGAATGGTAGTATTTCTTATGCCACTCCAAACACGCTGTCCAAAGATGACAAATACAGAATCACTGCTGACACATCCTTTACGATTAAGGGTTGGATATTCCCACCAACGGAGAACCCAGAAGGCACCATTTATGTTATCCATAATAAATTCATAAATGCAAGTTTAGCAGGTCGAGTTTCATCGTATGATGATTACCCAGCGTTGTCTGCCGCATATACTGAAAGCGAAACCATTTCTATTTCAGCATATCCAACATTCACAAATCTGTATTATTCAGTTTACTCAGGTATCATACCGCTTTATGAATCCACGACTATCAGAAAAGATCTTCAAAATTCATTTCTTTTACTTGGAAAAAGATTCAGCTATTCCAACAGTTGGTATCTAAGTTCACCAGCGTCTAATTTAATCGGAACATTCGAAGAAATCGACACTGTAAAGTTCCCGACAATATCCGCTTTCAGGCTTCCAGATTCATATGTATCGGTGGCGTCTGACAATTCTGCCACCATAACTCTGCCAGTTAGTTCGCTTTCAGCACAAGGAGAATTTACTTTTGTAACTTCTAATAGTGCGGGCTGGACTTCTTTACCTTTTAACCTAAATATTATCTAAATAAGATATATGGCAGGTTCTGATAGTTCAAGTACTCCGAATAGCAATAGAAATTTTGTAGCTAGAGATGGAAGATCGTCTACTTTTGATAGATCGATGACTTCATTTCTTAAAGCAAGATCACCATATGCTTATGATATTCTAGACACCGACGAAAATAAAAATACAAAATACAAGTATTTCAAAAAGGTCGGAATGCGTAGAGCAGAAGCAATTTCTAAAAATTCCATTGCATTAAGCAACGATTTCAATAATACGCCGTATGGCATGATGCAACAAGACTCCTCATTCGGGGATATCATGTATGCAAAGGTTTCTGAGGATAAACCGGGCAGACTTCGCGATTATAGAACAATCGCAGCATACTCAGAAGTCGCTGATGCTCTTGATGAAATCTGCGACGATTGCATCAACTACAATGACAATAAAGAAATTGTATCTCTTAATTTCATCAACGATAATTTAAAGTCTCTTCAAAAAGAAGACTTAATTGAGGAATTCCAAAAATTTATCGAATACTTCGATTTAAAAAATAAAGGATGGAGATATTTCAGACAATTTTTAATCGAAGGAGAAATCTTCTTTGAAAATATAATCCACTCAGATTATACAAAACAAGGCATTTTAGCTGTTCAGAATCTACCAGCGGATAATATCGATCCCGTGTATGGAAACATTCAGAACATGTTGATCAAAGGTTTCTTGTATAAGAAACCAATTTTCGACAAGAAAGATTCCAAACAGGTTGATAGATATGAATATATACCGTTTGAAGAAAACCAAATCATATATATCAACAATGAGCAATACAACGAAACTAAAGAGTTTGTAATTCCGTTTGTTGAGAACTGTAGACGATCATATCGTCAATTGTCAATGATCGAAGACAGTGTTGTTATTCACAGATTGGTGCATGCTCCTCTGCGTTTCATTTTCAATGTTGATGTTGGTAGAATGCCAGTACCCCAAGCAGAATCATATCTGAGAAAACTGCAACAACAATACTGGTCTACAAAAACATTTGACAGTGATCAAAACGATATTGTTAAAAAGTATAATCCACAATCCATGTTGGATAGTTACTGGTTTGCAAAACGCCAAGGACAAGAAGCCACAAATGTTACAACATTCGGTGGTCAGCCAAGTGATGGAAATCTCGATGTATTGGATTGGTTCTTGAAGAAGTTGTATCGTTCATTAAAGGTGCCAACAAACAGACTAAAGGAAGATTCCGGTTTGTCTGACGGTTCCCAAATGCTTAATGAAGAATTGAAATTCGCCAAGATGATTGTTCGTCAACAACAAAAATTCGCGGCGGGTATTAAAAAAGGTTTCATCACACATATCAAGCTTCGTGGAAAATTTGACGAATATGATATTGAAGAACAACACATTGATATTGAATTTGTTAAACCCGGCACATTCTTTGAAATGCGGGAAAATCAGAAGAAGCAACTCAAAGTTGAAATGTACAACAGCGTTATAGGCACCCAAAATGTTTCCGATATCTTCGCCAAGAAAAAGTATCTTGAATGGAGTGACAAAGATATTCTCGCAGATAGAGAATTCAGACGAAAAGATGCTGAGTTCCAATGGGAGCTACAACAGATCGCTGCAATGGGACCGGGCTGGAAGGCTCAGATAATGGCTCAAGGAGCCGCTGAAGCTGGAGGAGGCGAACCACCTATGGGTGGAGGAGGAATGCCGCCAATGGGCGGTGGTGAATCCCCGCCACCGTTTGGAGGTGGACCCGCAGTTGAAGCTGGAGGAGGAGAAACACCTGCTCCGTTTGGCGGGGAGGCCAACACAACACCTCCTCCGGGAGAAGGTCAACCAGAGTAAAATTATCTAGATGGAGTGCTGCTGAATAATTGGGTTCTGTAATATAGAACCCCGCTACCAGTTGATGTTTGTGCGCTTAATTGATTTGAATTCTCAACGCCTAGAAATGTGAATACATCATTAGCACTCAATAGGAATCCATTTGAAGCATCGAAATTGTTACTGTCAAATACCAGAACACCTTGTCCGGTTTTATTTGAAATTGTAACTTCCGAACACAGGTTGGAACTTAAAGCTACCAAAGCAGTGGTGATTGTTTGGTTGAATGATTTGCATTGATTTAGATTTGAAAACATAAGTATATTTAGTAATAGCCTTAAATATACTTGTGAGTAACCTTTGTGAAATAACACCGATCAGCGCATTCATGTCAACCAATCTTAATTCGAAGATTGAATGTTTTCAGCAGTTGGGTGCGCGAATAATGAGAATGTTAGGACATCCAATCATCAATGTGGAAGTTCATCCAGATCAGTTGTACGATGCAATTTCAATGGCCGTTGAATTTTTCACCAAATATGCAGGATACACCAGAGAATATTTGATATTCGACAGCAATTTATATGAACCAAATAAAGGATTGCGACTGGATCATCTATTCACGGTTGCGAACAGTGGATTCTCACTCACCCAACGATTAGCACCTCCCGCTAGATCGAACCCAGATTTCACAGTGGATATCCCAACCGCACTGTATGTATCGTTGACAGCAATCCCTCAATCATATTTTTCAGGCAGTAGTTCTTTGAGTTCAGCAGTTGCATCTGATGGGATTTATGAAATGCAAGTAATTGATAAAGAAGCATATCAAGAGTTTATCAACTATCGTCCTGCGTTAAGTGGGGTGTTTAAAATGTCTCCCCAAAGAACCATTTCATCTCAGTGTCAAACAATTGAAAATGCTGTTCAATATAACAACATGTTTGACTATGATGCGATGGATTATCGCAAAGTCATGTCAGTTACAGACTTTGAAGAGGGCAGCACGACAGGTATTAATACTCTGTTTACATTGGAGCAAACACTTGCACAACAGACATATTTTAGTTATGCGATGGGTAATTATGGATTCGATCTCCTTTCATGGCACACCATGAAAGATTGGATCGATACAAGAGAGAAATTACTAGCAATCCGAAGAGATCTACATTTTGATCCAAGAACGCAATATCTCAAAATGTACCCACAACCAAAAAATACAAGATTTTATGGTGTAATATCATGCTATGTTGAGAAACCAATTAGAGACATAATTAAAGAAAAATGGGTTCTGGAATATAGCATAGCATTAACAAAAGTTATGTGGGGAAGAATTCTTACAAAAATAACAGGAGTTTCTCTATTGGGAGGTGGAAATTTTAGTGGAGACACCATTCTAAGTGAAGGGATTAAAGAAAAAGAAACCCTTGAGCAATTCTTGATTGAGGGTGGATATGGAGATTTTGAACCTCCGATTTTTTTGGTTGGATAAGCTTTAAAATCTCCCAATCTAAACTAAATAGATATATGACAATTAATGTATATCTAGATATAAATCCAATTACTAATAATCCATTTTATGTAGGAATTGGAAGTGCGAAACGTTGCATTTATAAAAAAAGAAATCGAATTCATACGGCTTTAGTGGAATCTTTCCCGGATAAATATTTTAATAGAATTATAATTGCAGAGGATGTCCCACTAGAACTTGCATATGCAATTGAAATAGAAACCATACAAAAGTATGGAAAAATAATAGACGGAACTGGAATACTGGCCAATATTCATAAGGGAGGTCCAATTGAATCTTTTAGTGAATTGGGTCATGTGTATAGGGGGAAAAAAGTTCCAGAAATTGCCGAACGACAGTTGGGATTAACAATGAGAGAAAGATTAAAAAACCCGGATTGGGTAAATCCGGTTAAAGGAAAACCCAGACCTAAA